AAAAAAGTCCGCGGAGGGTTCAAGACTTTCGGAAAGGCGGTGATCCGCGATGGTTGCTGGTGGATTTCGTGCCCGCTCTGGGCCTACGCCTGATCCTAATTCCGGGCGTTCTGCTGCCCGCGGGCTGGACTTTCAGGCGCTCCCTTCTGAGGGCTATAAGGGTGCCATTCCAGATTTCCCGCTTGATCCGATTGTCTTATTCGCTGAGCACTTTGCGGATGGCGCGAAGGTCCGCGAGGTTGACCAAGATGCGTCCGCTGACTTCCATTCCCGCGAGGGTGTGGTGTGGGTTGAGGCGTGGCGTACTCCGCAGGGCGCCGCGTGGGCTGTTGAGTCTTGGCGGTGGCCTGTTGTGGCTGAATACGTACGGCTAAAGGTGACGGTTGAGCTTGATCCGGGCTCTAATGCGGCGCTTGTTGGTCAGCTTCACCGCTACCGGGAGCAGATCGGATTGACGCCGGCTGGGCTTCGACTGAACGGCTGGCAGGTTGCCCGTGACGAGGTGAATGGGCGGCGAACTGAAAAGGATTCCGCTGCCACTCCTGGCAAGCGTCTATCGGCGCGGGAGCGCAGATTGAAGGCCGTGGGTGATGATTCGTGAACCGCGGAATGCGTCTGAGGCGCTGTCTTGGTGCTCTGGTCCGACGCTGGACATTGTTCCGGAGTGGATTGAGCGGCATTGCGTCGTTCCGGATGGCGATTTTGATTTAGAGGGTAAGAAGCCGCCGTTTGAGCTGCGAGATTATCAGTTGTGCTTCATTGGCAACCATTATGCGGTGCGTCCCGATGCTTCGCCTGATGTAAAGTCGGCGGCATTCGTTCACCGCCTGTCAGTTTTGGTTGATGCGCAGAAGAAGGGGAAGTCGCCGTTGGCGGCGGCTCTTATCTGCGTTGAGGCTGTGGGGCCCGCGCTGTTTGCGGGGTTTGCTCGCGGTGGCGAGGTTTGGGATTGCCAAGATCACGGCTGTGGGTGCGGGTGGGTGCGCGAGTATGAGCCCGGCGAGCCTATGGCGCGGCGGTGGGCTTCCCCGCTGATCCAGATCACGGCTAACTCTGAGGCGCAGACCGCGAATACCTTTGATTCGTTACGCCCCATGATCGACTTCGGGCCATTGTCTGAGCAGATCACGCGAACTGGTGAAGAGGTTATCCGCCTGCCTGGCGGGAAGCAGTGCCAGATTGTCCCGGTGACGGCGAAGGCCAAGAGCCGCCTCGGGCAGCGCGTTACCTATGTCTTGTGGGACGAGGGCGGGCTGTATGACACCGAGGGTATGTGGAACGTGTATCGTACCCAGTCGCGTGGCTTGACGGCCATGGGCGGGCGCGGCGTGATCATGACTAACCCGGATGATCCTGCCACGGATAACGTCGTGAAGGACATCCTGGAGAACAGCCGCGACAAGACGGTTTATGTCCAGCACATCGAACCTCCCAAGTATCTGAAGTGGACGAACAAGGCGGATCGAAAGAAGATCCTTAAGTTCAACTACTCGGATGCGCCTTGGGTCCTAATGAACCTGCCGACGCTTGAGTCGGACATCGAGGCTGCTATGCGTCGCGATCCGGCTGAGACTGAACGGTTCTACGGCAATCGGCGCGTGCAGGGTTCTGGCGCATGGCTGAAGGAAGTCCCTTGGGACGGCAAGAAGGCGCAGCGGGAGGTTCCGGACGGCTCCATGATTGTCCTGGCCGGCGACCTGTCGAACAATAACGACTGGACCGGGCTAAGGGCCATGACTGCCGATGGGTATCAGTTCACGCCTACCTATGGGCCGAACAAGATGCCCGCGATCTGGCAGCCTAACGGGCCTGCTGGATTGATCCCTCGTGGCGAGGTTCGGGCTGCGGTCGATGAACTGGAAGAACGGTTCAATGTCGTTCGCGCCTACTTCGATCCCGCCGGATCGGCTCGCGGCGTCTCTGCTGAGGCTGACGCCATGGAAGTTGTCGAGGATGACTCGTGGCGGCTGGAAATCAAGCAGTGGCAGGCGAAGTACAAGGACGATGAAGGCAAGCCAACAGTGTTCGCGTGGGAAACCTCAAGCGTCTCCAAGGTTCACCCGGTTCTTGAGGCTTTCAAGCAGGCCGTGAATGGCGATGAGTCGCAGTTCAGGCATGACGGCTGCCCGACCACCAAGACTCACGTTCTAAACGCCATCGTGCGGGCTCGCACGGGGCAGCGGTACATCCTCGGCAAGCCAAACGAAAACCAGAAGATCGATCAGGCCATGTCTTCCATCCTCTGCTTTGAGGCGTGGTCTGACGCGCTCGTGGCTGATGAATGGCCTACCGCCCCAGTGCGGCGCCGTGTTGTTGTTTCCTAATTATTGGAGGGCCTGATGGCTGATCTTAGTGCCCTTGCACGGTTGGATACGAAGCTCGCGGGCCTAATTCCCGGCTTGGACCGGGTTGATAAGTATTTTGAGGGCGAGCAGCCGTTGAAGTACATGGCTCAGGCGATGCAGTCGGAGATTGGCGACCGGGTTAGTCAGTTGGTGTTGAATTGGCTGCGGTTTGGTGCTGAGGCGTATGAGAATCGGCTTGATATTGAGGGTTTCCGGTATCGGGGCAGTTCGTCGTCTGATGATGAGCTGTGGCGCATTTGGCAGGCGAATGATCTTGACGAGCAGGCTCAGCAGGCGCATCTTGACGCGCTGGTCCTTGGTCGCTCGTATGTGATTGTTGGCAGCGGCGATGATGATGGTTCTGACCCGATTGTGACGGTTGAGAGCCCGTTTCAGGTGTTCGCTGAGCGGGATCCTCGGACCCGGCGCGTTTCCGCGGCTATTAAGCGGTGGCAGGAGGGTGAGGGTAAGGACATTGTCCAGCGGGCGACGTTGTATCTGCCTGATTCGACGGAGTCGTTCGCGTTCGGTAAGGAGTGGCTGTCTACGGGGCCGGCGGATGAGCATGGCCTAGGCCGCGTTCCTGTTGTTCCCCTGGTGAACCGTCCTCGGATTCTGAAGCCTGATGGATTGTCTGAGTTCCAGGATGTCATTCCGGTTGCTGATGCGGCTAACAAGATGGCTACGGACATGATGGTCAGCGGCGAGTATCACGCGATGCCGCGGCGTTGGGCTGTTGGTTTGACTGCGGATGATTTTGTTGACAAGGACAATAATCCGATCAGTGTTTGGTCGCGCGATACGGGCACTTTGTGGGGCTCGGAGAATAAGGACGCGAAGTTCGGCCAGTTCAACGAGGCCGACCTGTCTGTTTTCCATAACTCGATCAAGCTCCTGGCGCAGTTGGCGTCTCAGATGCTCGCACTGCCTCCTCATTACCTCAGCTTCGTTGGTGACAATCCGGCGTCTGCTGATGCGATCCGCTCGTCTGAGACTCAGCTTGTGAAGCGTGTGGAGCGCAAGCACACGTACTTTGGCGGGTCTTGGGAGGATGTGCAGCGCCTTGTGCTGCGGATCAAGACTGGGGCTTGGGATGAGGAAGCGAAGACGCTGGAGACTGTCTGGCGCGACCCTTCGACGCCGACTGTTGCGCAGGTTGCGGATGCGACTGTGAAGAAGGTTCAGACGGGCATTGTTCCTATTGAGCAGGCCCGCATTGATCTTGGGTACACGCAGCAGCAGCGGGACAACATGTTGGAGATGGACGCCCGCGCGAAGTCGAACCCTGATATTGCAAACCTGGCTAGGGCCGTGAACGGGGAGTAGCCATGATCCCGGATGCTGCGGTTGCCCACTATAAGCAGATGCAGCGTCTTCAGGCACTTGCGGTGCTGGCCGGCTCGCAGTTGTGGTCTGAGGTTAGCCTCGCTGACCTTTCGGGCTCGTGGGCGGCGCAGGTTCCTTTGCTGGTTCCGGTGCTTGCTGGGGTTCAGGTGAAGGCTGCGGCTGCCGGCGCATCGTATGGTGCGCAGACGCTCGCGGATCAGGGGTTGTATGAGGCCCCTCAGCATTTCGTGAACCCGTCAGCGTTTGGCGGTGTCGCGTCTGATGGGCGAACCCTTGAGGGGTTGCTGTACGGCGCTGTTCCGCATGTGAAGACGCTTATTGCGGGCGGAATGGCCCCGGTGCAGGCGTTAGGGCAGGGTGGCAAGTTCCTAACGACGTTGACGCGGACGCAGGTTGCTGACGCTGGGCGTGGTGCGGCTGGTGTTGATACGGCTGCGCGGAACAGGGTTTCTTATGTGCGGATGTTGAATCCGCCGTCTTGCTCGCGTTGTTCGATCCTGGCGGGGCGCGTTTATCGCTGGAACGCTGGTTTTCAGCGGCACCCTAAGTGCGATTGCGTGCATGTTCAGACGACGGCTGTAAAGGCTGCTGAGACTGAGGGGCTAGTCCACGACCCGTACGAGTATTTCAAGTCGCTATCCCCTGAGGATCAGGACAAGAACTACACGAAGGCGGGCGCGCAAGCCATCCGCGATGGCGGTGACATCTTCCAGGTGGTCAACAGCCGTCGCGGCGTGAAGCCGGGCGGGCTGATCACTTCCGAGGGCACATCCAAGCGTGGCAACTTCGGTCGAAACGGTCCGCGACTAACCCCCGAGGCCATCTACAGCAAGGGCTTGTCCCGTGCTGAAACGCTCTCAGAGCTTGAGCGCTTCGGCTACATTCTGCCGGGCGGTCAGAACCCTCTAGGCGTCATCCGCGGGCAGGCCGAGGGCTTCGGGCAACTGGGGCGCGGTGGTACACGTGTTGGCGCCCGTGAGGCTGTTCTGCGGGCTCGCGAGACGGGCGTGCGTGACCCGAACGTACGCGCGACCATGACAGCGGCTGAGTTGAAAGCTTTTGATGCGCAGTCCCGGTGGGATTCTGTGCGGCAAGGCGTCAACCCATTCAATCCGAAAAAGGCGCTGACTCCGGCGATTTTCGCGAGGGTTGAAAAGGACTTCCGAAAGTACATTCTCGGCTATTAATACTCCCCCATTCTTGGTAGAATGAGAGTATTAAGAAACCCCGCGATGCTACTAACATCCGGGGCCGTGACCAACCTGGTAAGAGGTCGATGTGTCAATTATTGCATGCTCCATTGAGAATTGCGAAAAGCCGACTGGCGTCAAGGGAACCGCTCGCGGCTGGTGCTCAGGGCACTATCAGCGCTTCAAGAGGCATGGCGATCCCCTCGCCGGAGGCTCCTCCCCGCGCATCGTGCCGGGTACTTGCGTGGCGCAGGAGTGCGAAGCGCCTGACGTGGGACCGCATGGATACTGCGGGAAGCATTGGGTGGCATGGAAGCGCTACGGCGACCCTGATGTGCGCAAGCGGTTTCGAACCTTCTGCACGGTCGAAGGGTGCGACGGTCCAACTCATGGCCGCGGTCTTTGCTCGGCGCACTGGGCGCGGCGCAAGCGCACGGGCGATGCGCTTGGATCCACCCCGCGCATGCAGGACGGGGAAGCCAATCCTAGCTGGGTTGGCGCCGATGTCTCCTATGCTGGCGCGCACGCAAGAGTCCGCCGCATGCACGGCGTCGCGAGACTACACAAGTGCGTTGACTGTGGCGGCGGTGCTGAGCACTGGTCGTATAACCACAAGGACCCCGACGCCATAGTGGGAACTCTGGCGGATGGCTCATACGCGCCATTCAGCCTGAAGATCGAGTGCTACGAGCCCAGATGCCCGGCATGCCATAAGCGTTTTGACAATTCCGTCACCCGACCCAGCTAATCACAGTTGTCGCCCGCCTCGGAGGCGCTAATCAAGTATCCGGGGCCTATCGTGTTGGTGCAGTGGTAGCGCGGCGGTCTCCAAAACCGCAGACCGGAGTTCGATTCTCCGACACTTTGCTAAATCCGCGTGCCGCGGGGAGAACCTGCGGCTACTTGCAAGGCGCGGTTGCATCACTGCAAAAGGTGATGCGAGTGGCGTGATGCCCAAATTGCTGGACTCAATCTCTAGCAGGCTTAGCCGCCGCAAGACTTAGAGGAAACCCCGCACCTGTACTAGTGCGGGGTTTTCTTATGCCCGAAATCGGGCCCCAAAGTTTCCTATTCCGGGATGGATGAGGAAGTAACAACGATCAGATCAGGAGGCCGTGATGGCTGACGAACTAACCACCGAGGCAATTGCTGAGGAAGCCCCCGCGGCTGCCGATGTAGTGGCTGACGAAACCGCGGCAACTGAGACGGAAGCGAAGCCCGACGCGGGCGAGCTTGACCGGCTCCGGGCCGCACTGGCGAAAGCCAACAAGGAAGCCGAGAAGAACCGGCTTCGCTTGAAGGAAGTTGACGACGCGAAACTGTCAGAGATTGAGAAGGCGCAGCGTGATGCTGCCGAAGCCGCTCAGGAACTGACGAACCTTCGCCGCGACAGCCTCCGTCAGAAAGTAGCGCTTGATGCCGGGCTGCCGGCCAAGTGGGTGGGGCGCCTTCAGGGCGACTCTGAGGAAGACCTGGCTGCGGATGCTGCCTCGATCCTCGCTGATCTGAACAAGACGCGTAAGCCGGCGCCGGATCCTTCGCAGGGTCCTCGCGCCAATGCGCTTACGGAAGACGAACAACTCTACGAGTCCATCTATGGAAAAAGGAAGGCCTAAACAATGGCTGAATATCTTCCGGTAAACACTCCGGGGCAGGCGCTGGTTTCGACCGCGTCCGCATCTATCACTGGCGGGCAGCTTGTTGCTGTCTCTGGCGTTTCGACTGTCGGCCCCGCCGGCGCGAATGCTGTGAACTGGCTCGGTGTTGCGGGTTTTGACGCCGCTTCCGCCGATCTGGTCACCATCTACGCCGATGGCGTGCAGGAGCTCGTCACCACGGGCACCGTGACCGCTGGCGACCTTGTTGTTGCCGCTGCCGCTGGCACCGTTTCGACGCTGGCCGCTGTGTCTACGCCGACTGCCGGCGATGTCACGAACACTCGCGCCATTGTTGGCGTTGCCCTGACCACCGCTACGACCGGGCTTAAGGTCCGCGTCAAGCTCGCACGCTAAGGACGCCGACTAAATGTCTTATTCTTACCCTCCCGTTGCGCCCACTTTTTCCGGCGACAATGAAACCATTTCCCGCTTCCTGAACTCCCCGTCCGTTGTGGCGCGGCGCGTGCAGGACATCAGCGCCAACCGCTTCATCGCGGACGTGCTGCTGACTGGCCGCACTGACGTTTCCGGCGGCGCCATCACGTACGACGTTGACGAGGACCTGTACACGGTTCGCCCGGTCAACGCCGTCTCTCCCGGTGGCGAGTATGACCTGACCACGCTGACCAACGGCACCCCGCAGGTAGCCAAGGTCACCAAGTGGGGCCAGGACACTGAGGTCACTGACGAGGCCATTAAGCGTCAGAACTTCGGCGCCGTTGAGAAGGGCCTGGGCAAGCTGTCCAACTCGGTCATCAAGAAGGTTGACTCGATCAGCCTTTCCCTGATCGCCGCCACGGTCACCCAGACTCAGGCTGTCACTTCCGGCCAGTGGTCCGTTTCGGGCACCGCCGCGATCCTGCGCGACATCATGCTCGCCAAGGCCAAGGTCACCGCCCTGAACAAGGGCTACGACCCCAACGTCATCGTCGTTGACGACATCACCTGGGCCTACCTTGCCTCGGATGCTGGCGTGATGGCTGCTCGCGGTCGCGAAGATGGCAGCAACTCCATCTACACCGGCAACTTCCCGACCATCGCCGGCCTGACCATCCTGCCTACCCCGAACATCCCGGGCGGCTCTGGCGCATGGCTGATCGACACCAACGCTCTCGGCGGCATCGCTGACGAGGACCTTGGCGGCGACTACGCGAAGGCTGGCGCTCTGGAGACGAAGGTTATCCGCGAGGACCTGAACGACAAGTGGCGCCTGCGTGCCCGTCGCGTCTGCGTGCCTTACGTGACCGAGCCCGGCGCTGCCATCAAGATCACCGGCATCTAAGGAGGCCCCTAGTGGCTCACAAAGTTACTGCCCCGCTGGTTTCCGTGAAGGATCCGGCTGGCAAGAACACGTATTTCTATGAGGGCGCAATCGTGCCTGACGGTTTCGACAAGAGCGACCTTGACCGCCTGGTTGAGGCCCGCCTGATCGAGGCCATTGAGCCCGAGGCCAAGCCCGTCGTTCGTTCGGCCAAGTAGTTAGAGAGGGGGCGTCATGGTTGTTGTGACTCCTGATGATGTTGCTGCGGGGTGGCGTCCCCTTTCTGATGCTGAGGTTCTGACCGCTCAGGGCTTGATCGCTGAGGCGCTTGTGCTGCTGACGGTGGCTGTTCCTGGCTTTGCGTCCAAGGATGAGGGCGTGGCTCGGCTGGTTGTGTCACGGATGGTTCGACGGGTGATGAAAAACCCGGACGGCTACCGTATCCGCAACGAGTCGATCGATGACTACACGGATGGCGGCACGGTTGATTCTGCGCTGTCTACCGGCGAGTTGTATGCGTCTACAGATGAGCTGGGCTGGCTTGGCGTGCGGGCTGTTGGTCCGCGCGCCTTTGAGATTCGGCCCCGATCGTGAGTGCGGTTGCCGCGACCCTGCGAGGTCGGGAAGCTGCTGAGTCCCTAATGCTGGACGCGTGCACGGTCACGCGCCCCGGTGAGCCCGTAACGGATCCTGATACGGGCAACGTCACCCCCGGCTCAACTGAGGTCTACACGGGCCCGTGCAAGGTGCAGCAAACCATTTCCCAGGCGTCGAACCCTAGCGCTGGTGGGCATCAGTTTACGGTGCAGGATTCGCGGGTTGATTTCCCTGTGGCGGCTGGTCCGTTGCTGGTGGATGACGTCGTGACTATGACGTCTTCTGTTCTGGATCCGCAACTGGCGGGTTCGGTGTTCCGGGTTGTCGAGTTGTTTCACAAGTCGATGGCTACGGCGCAGCGGACCCGCGTTGAGCAGGTGGTCGCGTGAGCGACGGAACCGCTGAACTCCGCCAGTTTGCGATCAGTGTCGGTCGGATTGTTGATGGCGCCTATGACGAAGTCGAGGGCGTCGTCAATAAGGGCGCACTGAACATGAAGAGCGAGATGATCGCCGATGCCCTCGGTTCAACTCACTTCAAGGGCATGGCGCGGTCAATCACTTACGACTCGGAGAATTCCAGAGACGTTATACGGCGGGTTGTCGGGCCTGACAAGTCGCGCCGCGGCGGCGCGCTGGGCAACATCTACTATTTCGGCACTAGCCGCGGTGGTGGCACTGGCGACATTGACAAGCCTCTCAGCTCCGAGGAGCCCCGCGCACTGAGCGCCATGCAGGCGCTTGTTGATAGATGGGCGGGTCAGTTATGACGGGCGATGCTCTTGCTGCCGGGTTTGAGGCGCTGATTACTGGCGTGACGGTTTACAAGGACCGCGTGCCAGCTACCCCGACTTTCCCTTATGTCTTTGTGGTGACGAACTTTCCGACTGTTGCTGAGCGATCCTTGGCGCGGTCGGTGTCATCTCGTGTGCTGCGTTCGCGGACCCAGGTTGTGGGGCTCACTGCGGCGTCGGTTCGGATTGTGGCGCAGAAGCTCACTGATGCGCTGGAGGGCAAACGCCCAACAGTTGTCGGCTGGGTTCTCGGTGCTATTGAGTCGGTCGCTAACGATCAGCCGCTTCTTCCGGATGAGGACGTGACTATCAACGGTCAGCATCCCCTCTACCAGCCCTTTGATTGGGTCCTGACGGGCTCCCAAAGCTAACAACCAAGCCGCGTACCCCGCGGCTTTTTCTATGCCAGGAGGCCGCGTGTTCGTACGCGTGAAAGACAAAGATTCCGGTCACGAGTTCGACGTGCCGGTAGATGACTGGCGGATCAGTGAAGGAATCTTCACGCCCGTCAAGAGTGACCGCTACCCCGCAGTGGACCGGCCACGCCCCCCGAAGCACAACATACAGCCCATTCGGGCACCCAAGAAAGAGGAAAGCTAAATGGCTGTTGACATTCCCAGCACACCGGCTGACGGCAA